TTTGTACTACATTTGGTGCTAATTGTAGTGATGATGGTTTTGTTGTGTTCGGTAATTGTGTTATTGTTGCTGATGATGTTGATGGGCTTGTTGGTGGATTTCCTTTTTTTTTGAATTTTTTAAGTTGTTCTGTCAATTCTTGTTCTCTTTTTGTTAATATTTCAACTTCTTCTATTTTTTTATTTGATGCTAATAGTGACATATTATATTATCCTTTAATAATATAATAGATTTTATTTATTATTAATTTACAATCTATTTTCTAAACTAATACCATCTAACCCTAAATGTGGTGGACCAGGGTATGTAACACTTGGTAATGCACCTTCTCTATTTATTCCATTCATCGAACTAATCATTATATATACCATAATAGCGGTGACTATAATTGTAATTATTCCTGGTAATGTATATAATTTAATTGCTGGCATTAACAACAATACTGCTATTAATAATGACCAGAATGTTGTTTTAAATTCATTATAAATGTGTGCTGATATTGAAAACATATATTATAAACCTATATATTTTTATTAATTATTTCTTATTATATTGTATATGTTAATTAAAAAATTAAATAATGGTCTAACTTATATTGTTGATAATTCCGTAGGTAAAAACTCAGTTACTATTCTAATTGGTGTTAAGGTTGGTTCTAGAAATGAATCAAAAAATGAATATGGACTTTCTCATTTCCTAGAACATATGTTATTTAAAGGAACTAAAAAAAGAAAAGAATCAAAAGATGTTTCCAATAGTATTTACAAATATGGTGCAAGTATGAATGCTTTCACTGATTATGATATGACTTGTTATCATATTACTATAAGTTCTGAACATACAGAAGATGCTCTTGAAGTTCTAGCTGATATGATGTTTAATTCAACGCTTGCTGATCTTAAACCTGAAATTGGTGTTGTTGTTAGTGAAAATAAAAAAAATAGCTCTAATCCTATTGATATATTATTTGAAAAATCTTGTAATCAAGTTTTCAAAAATACAACATTAGCTCATTCTGTAGGTGGACATAATACTATAATTAAAAAATTTAATAAAGCATTTGTTAATAAATATTATAAAAAATACTATTCTTCTAATAATATGATTCTTTCTATTGCCGGTAAAACACCTAGTAATGTTGAATCAATGATTAAAAAATATTTTAGCAAAAATAATATTAAAACTATTCCTAAATCACCCTCTTATATGAATTTTAAAGACATTCAAAATAAACCTCGATTTAATTCAATTGTTAAACCTTTTCCCCAAAGTTATGTTGGAATTAGTTTCCCAATTTACGATTTTAATGATAAAAGATCTTATGCTTTAGGTATTATTGATACTATTCTTTGTGGAAATATGAGTTCCAGATTATTTATAAAGTTAAGAGATAAAAGTGGACTTGTTTATATTGTTAATACAGATCTCTCATATTACAAAGACCTAGGTATGTATACTATCTATTTTGGAACATATCCAAATAAAATTAATAAAGCATATAATATTGTTATTAATGAACTAACTGATCTAAAAAATAATCTTGTTACTAAATCTGAATTAAATAAAGCAATTGACTATTCTATTGGAAGCCAAAAACTTATAGCAGAAGATACCAATTTTATTGCTGAGAATAATTTCTCAGAATACTACTATTCTAATAAAATTGAATCTTGGGCCTCTGTTTTTAAAAAAATTAAAAATGTAAAACCAATTGATGTAAAAAATGTTGCAAATGATATATTTAAATTTGAAAAAATTAATGTAAATATTGTTAATAATAAAAAAATAAATAATTTAATAAAACCCTTCTAATTTTTTTTCTTATCTTATATTATAAATAATGAAATCTCACCCAAATTGCTGCTTAATTCTTGCCCTTCTTTTCTTTGTTGTCGCCAACCCTAAGGTATACTCTCTTGTCCAGAGTTTACTCGGTGGCCTCGTAACTGTAGCTGATCATTCAGGTTGCCCAACACAGGAAGGAGTCCTCGTCCACGCCGTTGTCTTTGGCCTTGTATGCTACTGCCTCTGCTCATGTGGCTTAATGTAAATTTATAAGTTACATTCTTTTTTATTAATTTCAAATTATTTTTTTGAAATTAATATTATTATTAATATTATTATTAATTATTTAAAATTCTTAGTAATTGGAATCCCATTCCTGTGTATTTGGATTCTGGTTCGGATCCCATTCCGGTGCATTTGGATTCAACTCTTCCTGTGCATTTGGATTCTGGTTCGGGTTCGGATCCCATTCCGGTGCAGTTGGATTCAACCCTTCCTGTGCATTTGGATTCTGGTTCGGGTTCGGATTCCATTCCGGTGCAGTTGGATTCAACCCTTCCTGTGCATTTGGATTCTGGTTCGGGTTCTGGTTCTGGGTTGTATTGCCAGAATCTAAATTAGATGATAAATCATTCCATATTCCTCTATTATTTACAAGTTTAGCACTATATTTTAATTTAGTTTTTCCATCTTCTTTTGTTTTTTTACCTGATATACTTACTAATGTTCTTTTTTTCCAATTTAATTCTATTTTAAAAGGACCCATACGCCATGCATCTGTCATATCACTTGTTTTTCTTTTCCTGTGCAAAGCATTGTTTTTTTCATTACTACTTTGATAATTTTGAAGTAATAAATATAAAGGATGGTCATTATTACTACTCTCTATTTCTTTTCCAAGACATAGTTTAAATGCTAAAATTGTATTTTTTAAAACCTTTTTAGATCTTATATTAAATGGTTTTGGTATAGTTTTACTATTTTTAAACCCGTTGTTAGAAAGACCTTTCCCTTTACTCATAATCAACAAAGTTAAATCTTTTCTATATGTTTCTGCTTTATTACTTAGGTTTGTGTTATTATTTGAATATATATTTTTTATATGATTTAATTCATTTCCTGCTCTATTACGATTATTATCATTCAATTCATTTAAAGCATTCTCTTTTTGTTTATCATAATTACTATTAAAATTAAGTTCAGCTACTTTTTTTCTATAACTATTAATATTACCACCCATCTGTTTTATTACCTTCTTGCGAAGTTTGTCTAAATCTTTCTTCAGTTTCTTCAAATCTTTATTTTTAGTTTTACTTTTTTTAACTAATTTATTAAATTCATTCTTTATCTTTTTATATTCAGCTAAAGTCATTGTATATTTTAAACATATATTTTTTATTTTTTAATTAAATAATATTTAAAGGATTTTAATACCATATATAATATATGAGTCTACTCTCAGAGGTTTATCCTAAAAATGCTAATTTATCTGATCTAAATGTTTACATTACTTCGCTAAATAAAAATAAAAATTATTCTAAAAATTCATCTGAATTTTTAAATATTAATGTTCCAACTGATAAAGGAAATAAATTTAATTATGAAATTTTTAATGAAAATGGTAGAATTTGTTCCGGAAAAGTTAGTGTCTGCAATTCATCAATTAACTTTCATACTTTATCTATACCACTTTCTAGAAAACTTCAATATTTTATTAAAATTGAATATACTAGTATAAAGATTGAAAATAGATGTATTTGTAAATTTTATAAATATGATAATGATTGTGATGAATTAAAATTATTTCCACATTATACAGATTCTGATGAAGAAAATAGTTATGATAAAGAGGAATTTGAGCTCTGCAATAATATAATACGTGATATGGGCGCAGCTAGATTTGGCATACCTGATTTTAGCATGAATGATAATATTAAATGTATTAATATTGAAAGTGATGACGAAAGCAATGACGAAAGCAATGACAAAAGCGATGACGAAAGCAATGACGAAAGCGATGATGATCAGAATAATAATCAAGAAATTGTAAATAATTCTAAAAATACTAATGTTGAAAATGTTGAAAACGTTGAAAACGTTGAAAACGTTGAAAATGTTGAAAATGTTGAAAATTTTAGTTTTGTTTCTGAATTACTTTAATTTATAATTTTTTTTTATTAATTTGTTGATGTCACTGACACAATATTGTTAAAATACCCATCAATAATAAATTTATATTCATTTCCAATATATTCAGGATAATACGACTTTCTTCCATTATTATACAACATTGTTCGATCCTCTTCAACTCTACGATCGATATATTCATAAAATTCCTTCATATGGAAATTAATTAGACATATTTCATCTAGACTATGACCCAGTTTCACAGAAACTGGGATATATGTATATCCTTCAAGTATGTACTTTTTAACTGTGTTGATAATATCTTGTGGCATAAAGGTACTCTAATATAGATTAAATATTTATTATACTATAATTATTCCTTTTCATTTTTTTTTTGTAATATATAGTATATATGTTTGACGTTAAACTTAAAGTTGAAAATGATAACACTATTAGATCACTTAAAATTAATCATGCAACAATTGTTACAGGAATTATTCTATTATGTACTTTTGTAACATTTGTTATATTTTCTGATAATCTATTAAGAACTCTAACTTTATATTTGTTACTTGGTATTACATATTTTTATAATACAAAAATAAGTATATTATACATTATTGCTTCTGCATTAGCAGGAACTATTGGTGAAATTTTTTTAATGAATTTTGCTAAAAATACTTGGTTCTATCTAAAACCAAACTTTTTTGGTGCACCATCTTGGTTACCACCTTTATGGGCTATTGCTTGTATTGGTGCATTAGAAATTTTTGTTATAACTAACAACATTAATTATCTTGTTAATAAAAAATGAAGAATTAATTAATTTACTTTTGACCACAGACTTCATTTCTGTTGTGAAAAAATATGTCTGCAGCTCCTTCAAGAAAAAGAGCTTTACCATTAACATCGGGTAGACAAAAGGTTATTCGTCGTCGTTTAAATTCAGAATATGAATCTGAATATTTCTGTGCTGGTTCCTACCCAAATCTTCATATTATGTATCATAAATATATTGAAGATAGTAGAGCGTCTTGTTTAGTCTTACCATTTCATTGTCCACTTGCAACTAGTTTTGCTAAAAAAATAGGAATTATTAATAAAAATGCGACATACATACCAAAATGCAATAATAATTGTCTTATGCAAAAACAATGTAAAAAAGAAGCTATGATTAAATATTTTCATAAATGCGTCAAAAAAAAAATAAAAGATGCTACTGATAAAGATGCTACTGATAAAGATGCTACTGATGATGAATTTAAGAAAGAATTTTTTGTTACCAGTCTAGATAAAATTGATGAGTCAGATGATAATCATTATTATCCTCGGTGTTGTGTATTTCGAAAAACTAGTTGGGATAAAAATGATGAAAAGAAAGTAGTTACTCTATATGAACTATCAAAATGTATTCACATTAAGATGAAGTATCAATGAAATACTTAAAAATGATTATTTATAAATTTTATTTAATTACTTTTTATTGATTAATATATAATTATAGTGAATACAGTGATGATGATTAAGTTTTACTCTTCTTCTTATATTTATTAGGCACATATTTCTTCTTATTATTTATAAGTTCTTTACATTCTTCTACTGTTAACTCATTAATATCTTTGTCCTTTGGGATTGATGCAAACTTTTTATTATACATTACAAAGGGTCCATAAGGACCATCCATAATCTTAATTGTTTTACTCACTTGTCTTAATATTTTCTTATTACTAGTACTTATAATATCCATTGCATCTTTTAATGTTATTTTATTTTCATCCTTTATATTATAATTTTTATTGTTCCATTTAATATATAGTCCATATTTACCATCATTTAATATTATATCATGCCCGTCACGTTTACCTAATATCTTAGGATATACTGATAATGCATTTGCCTCTTCCTCTGTAATATTTGCACATGTTTTACCACTCGGTATTTTAACATATCTAACATCTTTATCACCTATTTGTAAAACAGGTCCATACTTAGCTATATATGCATATATTGGCAATCCTGTGGATTTTTCCTTTCCTACTAATCTTTTCTTCTTATTATACGTTAACTTATTTAACTCTTCAACTTTTGGATTAAACTCATTATAAACTTTACCTATCAGTTTCTTCCAATCTAAACTTCCATCAGATACCTTATCCAATTTACTCTCTAAATTTGATGTAAACTTGTAATCAACTATATTTGAAAAGTTATCCATTAAATAATTATTTACTAATTTTCCAATCTCTGTCGGATATAACTTATTTTTCTCTTTATTTAATTTTGTTTTTTCTTTCTTATTTGTAATAACATTATCAAATAATGTTAGTATTTCATATTCTATCTCTTTTCCTGGCTTTGATTTTTTCTCTACATATCCTCTATCTTGTACAATTGATATCATCGATGCATATGTAGATGGTCTTCCTATCCCTAATGTTTCTAACTTTTTAATTATTGTAGGTTCACTAAATCTTGGCTTAGGATTTGTATATTTTTGTGTTGACTCTATCTTTTTATATTTTAACTCATTTCCTATCAATATTTTATTTAAATCTATCTTCTTCTTTTTCTCTTTATCTTTCTTCTCATATAAAATTGTATAACCATCAAATATTATCTTTTCATGCTTTGCTATAAATTTAGCTTTACTACTTGTTACCTCTATCTCTATCTTGGTCACATCGACTAACATCTCTGACATTTGAGATGCAACTGCCCTTTTCAATATTAACATGTATAACTTTTTTTCATGTGTTGCAAGTTCTTCTGTCTTTGCGGTTATTTTAGTTGGTCTAATTGCCTCATGGGCTTCTTGTGCACCTTTTGATTTACTTTTAAATTGTCTTATTTTTACATATTTATCACCATAATTATTTTCAACATAATTCTTTATTTGTTCAGTTGCCTGTTTTGATAATGTCACTGAATCTGTTCTATGATATGTAATAAATCCTGATTCATATAATGTTTGCGCAATTCTCATTACATTTTTAGGACTCATTCCTAGTTTACTTCCAGCAACTTGTTGCATTGATGATGTGATAAAAGGTGGTGGTGGCTTTCTCTTTTCTCTTTTTGTTTCTACATTTCTTATATAAAATTTTGCAACTTTACAACCATCTAAAAAACTAAATGCATCACTTCTTGTTTTAAACTTTTTGTCTAATTCTGCACTAATATCACCATTAAATATACTATTTGTTGAAAAATAACTATCTCTTTCAAATTTTTCAATTTCTTTCTCCTTATCTATAACTAGTCTATTTACAACAGATTGTACTCTTCCCGCTGATAAAGATGGTTTAACTGCTTTCCAAAGTAATGGCGAAATTTTAAAACCAACTAATCTATCTAATATTCTTCTCGTTTGTTGCGCATTTACCATATTAATATCTACATATCTTGGATTTTTAATTGCATCTAAAATTGCATTTTTTGTAATTTCGTGAAAAACTATCCTCTTTGTTGTCTCAGGTTTTATTTTAAGTATATAACATATATGCCACGCAATTGCCTCCCCCTCTCTATCTTCATCTGAGGCTAAGATTACTTCATCACATTTTTTCTTTGCATCACATAATATATTTACTTGCTTATATTTATCTTTCATAATCTTATAATTTGGTTTAAAATTATTATCTACATCTATACCCATATTCTTTTTAGATAAATCTCTTAAATGACCATAACTTGACTTCACTATATATTTATTCCCTAATATCGATTGTATCTTTTTTGCCTTAGCAGGTGATTCAACTATTACTAATTTTGTCATATTACTTTTTATTTAAATAAATTATATATAATCTATCTAAACTTCATTTTTTATTAAATATTTTATATTAATATTTTATATTAAATATTTTATATTAATATTTTATATTAATATTTTATATTAATATATTATATATGAATTTTGCTATCCACGAATTAATAATTGGTATTTTAAGTGTTATTGTATTTATTTATAGACTTTTTGTAATGATGATTCCTATGTTTTTTAAATCACTTGATAATAAAGATTATTCTGGTGTATTGAAATCTCTTACTTTATTAGTATAATCTTTCACTTCTTATTTCCTCAATATCTTTTGATTTAGGCCATAAATAAATAGTATTTATATCTTTTCTTAATATAATTAAATTATTTATTGGTTTAATTTTATCCAATACATATCCTTCATGAACATAATTTTCAACAATTTCATCCATCTCTTCTATTTTTCTATACTTATATGTTTCATGATATATCTTATCTGACTTTTTATATATTCTATCCCACCCATGATCTTCATCATTTTTACCTGAATTATTAAAATATATACTTTCCATTTATAAATATATGTATACATATATTTAAGTGGTTTTTACTTAAAGCAATAATTATATTTTTTTTTTCGTTTTTA